CCCGCATGTGCGGGCTCCCGAGCTTGACGAGCTTTCATAGTGACCCCATTCGCCGTTAGGCGTACTTTGCGGACTTTAGGATGGCTCGACAATTTCGCACTCGTTCGCGGACTCACCTTTACGATGGTGGGGTCGCGCGCTTGTACGACAGTGCCGGGCGTTTAACTGGGACTATTACGCCTACACGCACTCAAACAGAGACGTGTAATGATTGGCATGGTAGCCCCATCGTCGACTCGAGCTTTAATTCCAGTCAGTTTGGGGGTTCTTACCCTTTCATTGACGGACCGTTCAAGTCGACTTCCTCTGGTTCCGCACAATACGATGCCTTCACCCCTCAGGCGTTGCCGTCGACGTTCACAAGTTTGACGCCGCTGGCTGCTCCTGATGGCTGGTTGTTAGACTTGATTGCAGGGACAAATCCCTCGCGACCGGTTGTTAACATACCAGAGCTTATTGAGGACATCGTAGACCTTCCGAAGGCCGTTAAGGGGTTAGGCGACCTAATCCTGAATCCAGGTAAGCTCATTAAGCCTAAGGGCTTAGCGGGCGAATACCTGGGTGTTCAGTTCGGGTGGCTTCCGCTCATTGACGACCTTACCAAGTTGCTGGACTTCCAGCGTTACGCGATCAAGCGTAACCGAGAGTTACACCAGCTCTACTCGGGGAAGGGTTTACGCCGTCGCCTGAAGTTCGCAGATGATACGGCTGTGAGTACCACGACCATGTCAACATCGGTCGGGATATCCATAGTGACGCTAACTTGTTCGTTAGTCGTCAAGCGCACGTCGTGGGGCACCATACATTGGTATCCTACTGACCTGCCTCCTTATCATCCAGACGATTTACGCTGGAACCAACTATCAACTAAGTTGGTCGTGGGAGCTACTCCTGAGGCCATGTTAAATGGCATTTGGAAAGTAATTCCATGGACCTGGCTGATAGGTTGGTTCACCAACGTTGGCAAGTTTACACTTGCCAACAGCTGGACCGTCCCCGCGCAGCATGGAGCAGGTTGCTTCATGAGCGAGGTGGACGCAGAATTGTCGTCTGCGGGTGTTACCGCTACGAACGCCGCTAGTGCCGTACCTACGCACGGTGGTAAGGCGACACATACGTCTAAGACCAGACTTGTCTCGGACGTGGTTACGGCGGGCGTGAACATACCCTACTTGGATATGTTCCGACTGTCTATCCTTAGCGCCTTGTTCGTCCAGAAGTTTAGTGGGCGAATGTCAGCACTTTGGACGTGAGGACTCTTTATGCTTGGTTCTACGCTCACTATCACCTTAGATGGGTCAGGCGGTACCGCTAAGGTACTACCTCTCATTAACCAAGATGGGTATGGTTCAGAATACTTCCTGGACGATACCACTGTCACGTACCGCGCGAAAGTGCGGCATTCACGTGACACGGTGAAGGCGGGGACGCAACCGTTTGATCGTCACTCTGTGACGTTCTCGCGGTTTGTTAAGCCGACTTCGACGATTCCTCTTGGTTCGCAATCCGATGTCTCGTTCACGATCAGAACAGATCCGAACGCGGTCGCCAGTGACGTCATAGACGTCTCCGAGGCCATGTCTTTCTATATGGTCAAGGCTGGTGGGATTGCTGCTAAGTTGCTTGGTTGGGAGTCGTAAGACTTCCAAACTGGCAGTGGTGAGCGTGCTGCTGAGCCGTAGATGCCCAACCAGGAGTTGAATCCATGGAGGACACGAACAGCTACGCAGAGTTCGCACTAGGCCTGTTCGCCGCACAGTTTAAAGACTGTGCGACGTTGTACCCAGCACTAACCAAGGAGTTCGAACGGGATCTTTCTCGTCTCAGCTCCGCGGTCGATTGTCATGGTATCCGATTCGTCTTGGATATCATGCCAGGGTGGCGTAAGCACTTTGATTCGTGCCTTGCCGCCCAGCGCCTAATCCCATCTCGTACGTGCCACTTTGGCGTGTGTAAGAAGGGAGGGGTAATCCCACGTTTCCTACGGGGTTTAACCCTGCGCGTTTTCGACCTTAATGGTGAACTTAAACCAGATCCTGACATTCAGGCGATCAGGTGCATAAGGCAACTCCTTGGAGTTGCTCGACGCATCCGGTTACCCTGTTCAGCCAAGCACCGCAGCGATGCGGTGCGTGACTTTGTCAGGACTGACCTTGAGCTCAGAAGGCCTGACCTTGATTGGTCTCAGCCCGAAAAGTTCGATGACAGTATTGCTGCCAAGGTGTCGTTTCTTGATGCCGTGGTTAGCACGTCTGAATCGAAGCAGGGAACTCTTTTCCCTGACCTCGAGGTCCCCACTCTGGAATATAGACATGCTGAGTGTATCCAGCAGGTTGCTGACTACATTTCGGCGTGCCTGGGTCAGTTTGACCCACATGAGTGGAGGTTTAAGCATGGACCAGGTGCAGTTGCCGACCAAAGGTTTGGAGCGCATAAGTATGCGTTTCGCCAATGGCCGGATAGGCTTGACAAAATCTTTCCTCAGGCTGATTTCGCAGTTGCGAACTATGGCCTATGGGAAGATTCGTCACTGTACAAGGAACCGCAGTCGGCGTCTCAACGTGAGATACCGGCTAAACTGCATGCAGTACCAAAGACTATTACGACTCCTAGGCTTATCGCCGCGGAACCGACTAGTCTTGCGTGGTGCCAGCAGAGCATTCGCGATTTCTTGTACACTCGGGTTCAGCGGTCTATCCTTGGTGCATTTGTCGATTTTCGTCGACAAGACATCAATGGACAGGTCGCCCTCGAGGCCTCCCATACCGGTCGCGCCGGGACGATCGATTTGTCCAGCGCTTCCGACCGGGTTTCTTGCTGGCATGTGGAACGACTGTTTCGTCGATCCCCTAGCCTGTTGGGTGCTTGCGGAGCTTCTCGCTCCGTGTTCATCCGGCAAGATATCTGCCGAATGAGTCCGAAGCTTCATTTGCTTCGGAAATATTCGACTATGGGTAACGCCACCACGTTTCCGGTTCAATCCCTGTTTTTCCTCGCTGTGATTCTTGGTACCGCACTTTATGTGCGGCGCAAGGAGTTGTGGCAGGGATCGATTAGGGACCTCATCGGAGATAAGGTCCGAGTCTTTGGGGACGATCTTATTGTCCCCGCTGACTGTGCAAGTGCTACAGTAGACGCTCTCCATGCCCTCGGTTTGAGGGTCAATTCTGCGAAGACTTTCTTGACTGGGAAGTTCAGAGAGTCTTGCGGAGTGGACGCTTACGATGGTCACGATGTGACCTCGGTTGGCGTTTTGGAAGTGCCTAAACAGGCCGGCCCTGGATCCGTCGTATCGTGCGTGGATGTGCACAACAACTTCGTTTCTCGAGGTTGGCTGTATACGTCTTCGTACATGCGGAAGACGGTCGAAGCACTACGCGTCTATCAGATACGTGGTGTTACGCACGGATCGGGGCTCTTCGGATGGTATCCTAACTGGATCGATCCAATCCCTAGCCTTAGACGGCGACGGAACGAGAGTACCCAGTTGATGGAAGTGCGGTGCCATAGCCCTAAGGCTAAGGTTTCTGCGAAGCCATCCGAAGAAGGCGCTGCACTGCTCCAGTTCTTTACTGAAGCGGCTAAGGTCGTCGAAGTGTCAAAGTCGACACTCGTCTACCCGTTGCAGCGAGCCAAGACACCGTTACGTCTTGGCTGGGTCCCCGTGGAGCAACCGTCCTAGAGTAGGACGGGAGCTCCCGGTGGAAAGGGGACGGTTACGTAGCCGCCCTCCG